GTGATCCATGTCGGTTCGGGTTCCCACCGTACTTCTCCGCTGTCCACACCATAGGCAAGGTCATTGCCGGCGTTCGGAAAGATGATCTGATTCGGCCTGTACACGTCAAAATCAAAGACAAGTTCGCCTTCGTCGGTGACGCTAACTAACTCGTATTCGACGAGCGACCAGACGGTTTGCTGATTGCCGTCTAAACCTCTTGTGCTGTTAACGACGTTAATCGTGTTGCCAAGCGGTATTGCTGGCAGCGATTCAAGGGTTTGAAGCACGCCATAACCATCGACTCTCGACGATTGCGTGATGTCATATGTGGTCATGACGTGCCCTTTACCCTTGTGCGTCGATCAGACGAAAGCGGCCTTGACGTAACGGCTGCTATCCAACATGAGCGTGGCAAAGTAGCCGAGCCATGAAATATCGGTGCCACGAATCTGAGCGTTCTGGACTCGGAGGAAGCCCTTCTGCTGTTCGAAGATTTCGAACCCGACAGTGTCGCCAAGGATCATGGTGCCGTTGCCGGTGTTGTCAAAGTTCGTGTCAACGACAACCCGAAGGCCGAACGCTGTCATCTGTGCTGATGCTGGCGTCATGCTGCCGAATGCGTTCATAGGCGACACCATTGGGAACAATGGCCGGCCTGAGCCGTCTTCGAGTTTCCCGAGTGCTTCCCAGTTCGCTGCGGAGAGGAACAGGTGAGTTGGAAGGTGGCCACCGTTGCCTACGCCGGTAAGGATGTCGCCGGCTGCGCCGTAAAGCCAGGTCAGCCATTCGGTCGGGTCGGTAATGCTGGCTGCGGTGAAGTTGCTCGTAGTGGATGCGCCTGCGACGAGTGCGTCAGCGGCCACGTTGTCTGTGGTCTGCGAGTAGACACGGCCCATGTCGCTAAGAATCAAACCAATGATTTCTGGGCTAGACCAGTCGGCCACCTGTTCCGAGACAGTGACATAGCCGCCATATGACGCCTTGGTCACTTGGTTTTCTTGAACTTGGAACTCGCCGGCCTGAAGGGTTGCCAACTCGGATGACTGTGCAGCCATTGACGTGTGCGTCGAAACTGACGGACGAATGAACACTTTGCCTGATCCTGGCATACCTTTAGCGCCGAACGCGTCGACGACTGGGCGCTGGGCCAGATAGTTGTTGTACACCTCGCCAACAATTGGCTCCGGAAGCACACCATCATTTGATCCGGTGGTGACATCTGGCGCTGCAGCGGTGATTTGTTCGTTCATCAGTTGCCAGCGGTGGCCGCCTTCAAGTGCTGCGGCTACCCATTCCGTCGCTGATGGAAGCGTGAATTTCTTTGGCTGTGCAAAGACGGTTGGTGTTGGGGTCGGCTCGGCTGCTGCTTCCACGACCTCAGGGGTGTTTTCTTGCATAGGTTCTTCCTCCTCGGAAGTGGTTGATGTTTCGGGGTTGTTGGCTTCCTCATCCTCTGCGGATGCGGCGATTTCGGTTATGCGGGCCGCCTGAAAGGCTGGCTCACTCACGATGCTCAATTCTTTCCAGTTGGCTGCTTTGACGACGGTGGTGCGGCCGTCCTGCTCGACGTCTGTCGGTTCGATACCAATGCTTACGCTGTCGTAGGCGCCCATCTTCAACAGTTCAACAATGTCGTCACCGTCACGGGTGCGAGCAATCTCGGCAGTAAACAGCATGCCCTCGTCAGCGATTTCTTCACGGGCGATGACCATGCCCACAATGCGATTGCCATCGTGCTCCGCCAATAGGCGTGGCGCTGGGCCGTCAACAGGTAGGGCGCCGGCCTCTATGCGGACGTTTACACCTGTCGAAGTGTTGGCGTTTACACCGTAGGGCACAGCGATGCCGCTGATGGTGCGTGGTGCGTCGCCGGCTGCTGCGTCGAGGCTGATGGCTTGTGCGGTGAATCTCATCATGTGGTTTCCTCAGTTCGGGTTTCTGTGATGATGTCGGCGGTTTCTAAATAGGCGTCGGTGTTGAACTCGATGTGTTTGCCTTTTGCGACAACGGTGTCTGATGACAGGGTTTCTGAGATGCAAGTGAGGAACGGTGACGCTCCGAATGTGAGCAAGTCTTGGCGTGCCTGCTGTGCGTTTTGGTAGGTCATTGACCCGACTGCTACGCCGACGAGCCACGGCGGCACTTGCATGATGCGTGCCAACTCTAAACTGGCGTACTCTCTCGCCTCCATGAGTTGAAGGTCGCTTGGGTCGCTGTTGAAAGTCTCCCATTTCACGTGCTGATTGAGTGCGCCAATGGCCGAGTTCTTGCGGGCCTGCGACCATGCTGCAGCAAGTTCTGATAGTTCTTCGCCTGACAGCGGCTCGCCTTCGGTCTGCTGCAAGTAGCCGGCAGCGATCTCGTTGGAGGCGAATCGTTTTGCTGATTCGTCGAGCCGATATGAAATGTCGATTGCTCTGGCGCCTGTCCACATCATGCCGTCAAGCGGTGACAAGAACTGGACGACGTTGTTGACGTCTATTTCAACGCCGTTAAAGTTGATTTCTGAGGCTTCGCCGAACCATTCGGGGCCAGGCTGATTTGGTGTGTCTACTTGGTGGGCTGGGAGCCACATGAACGACGCCGGAAAGCCGGTGCTGTAACGGCTGGTGACATACCAAAATGCACGGCCGACAAGCATCAAATCTTTCACGGTGTTCGACATCACGAACTGGCGGGTGCTTTTCGGGTCGGGTCTCGTCATCCACGATTCGCCTGGCACATATTGGCGTTCGTATTTGTTGCCGTCCCATTGCAGCGTGTAAGTGCGTAAATCGAGCGAAGCGATCGTCGAGGTGATAAGGCCAACAGCACGGCTGATAGTGGGCAACGATAAAGCACGCTCAGTAGAACTGCCAACGTAGTAACTGCTGAACGTGCCGGGCCTGCCAGCCGCACCTGCACTTGCTTTTACTTCGGACACGCCGAAAGCCGGCGCCGGTTTGCTTTTGAACAGACCCACAACAGCACACTACCACCTGCTTGTGGAGAACCTGTGGATTAGTTTGCGGTTCCCATAAACCAGTAGTGCCAGCCCGAAGGCTGGCACTCCGTGCAATCCCTCCGAAGTCATGCACTCTGGCTGCGGTCGTTACGGTCTCCGCAAATATGTGTTGTCACCGTGGCTGCGTTGCCTCCGAGCGCAGCAGCCTGACACCTAACGAGAACGTGCCCCTCGATCAGATAACTGATGCACGTCACCTTATCAACTTCGTTTTATTTCTGCAAATCAGTTTGCGGTTCCGATCATTGGCCGGCGAACATGGGTTTGCGGTTTCGCTGCCATACCTGCAGCAACCACCATGCACCTGCATTGTTCGATCGGGCCAGGCGATTTAACTGACGACAGCGTGATCGTGTTATTCACTCGGCCTGACACGGCTCGCTGTACCTGCTCAGACAACGCCATCTGCCCTGAATGATGTAGCCGTTTCTCAAGAATCATGTTGCGTACCAGTTGGGTGTAGGTCGTGATTTCACGCTGCCCCCAATCGTGCATCCTGTAACGCAACTCGGTTGGGCACACCGCTGCCAGACCAGGAGACAGCAACAGTTTCACGTCGGCGTCTTTCATCACTTCAGCGACCTGTTGCCACATCTGCTCAGCAGATTCCACCGTGAACTCTGTGCACGCCTGCAACGTGCCGGCCTCCGTTTGAGCGACACGAACACCACAATACCTGAGGTCTGTCACATCAGCATCGACAGCGAGCCAGCCGCCAGCCGGCATCACATCATCTGTTTCAAGTGTGTCCCACAATCCTGCAGGCAACCATGACGCTGCTGCACTTATCCACACGTTGCAATGCGCGCGATAAAACGCCTGTTTGTTCGGTGTGTTCGCCATCCGTTTCAACGTCTTAGCCGTGATAGTCGTACCCATCGCAGGGTTAGCCCATTCCCACGTTGCCGGTTCGTCTAACGATGCGCCAGCCGGCGGTGACCATTCTGCGAAATACAGACTGGATTGTGTGCCTTTATCGAGACAATGCATGGCCTGTTCACGTAACTGCATCATCACTTTCGATGATTCGTCGCCGGCGGTAGACCACATTGACATCAGCGGGTTTTTGCGTGCTGTCATGGTGGGCCGGTATGCGTCAAAGATCACTTCAGGGCCAATGTTCCAGATTTCGTCAATACACACCAGGTCTGCTGATGCGCCGTGGGCGTTTTGCGGTGTTGCTGCAGCCACATGCCACATTGAGCCGTTCGGCATCTCCACAAAGTTACGGCCATACGACCAGTTGATTTTGGCGCCGTACTTTTCGCCTAGAACCGGTGCGAACTCTTTAAACAATGCGTAAGCACGATCAAGCCGGTGAGCAGACGACAACACAGTTTGCGGCCTTCCAAACTCCTCAGCCAAATCTGTAAGCCATGCACAAATCAGACCACCCATAGCCCACGACTTGCCGTTCTGCCGGCCAACACTTACAAGTGACTCTGCAAACTCAAGTTCGCCTGTGCCGTCGTGCGTTAACTGTCCATCGAGAACTAGCCGTTGCCAGTCCATTAGTTCATAGTCCAGATTGCGTTTCACCCAATCAGCCACTACCGGCCCAAACGTCTCTGTCCCCAAACCGGGCGTGACCAATCTCGGCTCACTTCGACCTATCCCAGTCTCCTCAGACACGATCAACCCAGATTCGTTTTCATCTGCCCCATTTGTTTCAGATATTCTGTTCTGAGGGGGCGGGCATTCTTTC